GTGCTTTCGGCAGGGAAATAGCCGTCAACGGCCGGCATACCATCATCAACCACAACCAGCTTGCCATTCCAGGAGTAGAGGGTGAGGTCACGGGTCACGCCGTCTTTGTCAGTGTACTTGAGGGCGGTGAGCAGGTTGAGGTTTTCCAGGTTGGTAGCTACAACGGAGTGCATAAACACCATTGCAAACTTTTTCTTGCGGTCACCGCAAGCCTGGGCGGTTGCCGTGTTGAGTGTGGTTGCCTCCATAGGACCGTCCACCGCAAAAGTGTGAGCCTCTACAAACTCGCCGCTCTTGCCGCCGGTCATAGAGAAAACGCCCTTGAGAATGGCAAGGATAGTGTCCTGGTCAACATCCTGCCAGTATTCGGCAACCTGCTGTGCAACATTGTCCATAAAGTCAACGCCGCCGGTAATGTCATAGGAAAAATCCTTTTCCACCCATGCCTTGGCACGGCCGATGACAACCACGCCCTGCTCAAAGGTCTTGGTGCTGGTTGCGGTGATGTCGGTCTTGCCGTCATAGTTTACGGCATCCCCATCAAGCAGGCCACGCATGGCAATCCTTGCGTAGCCGGTGCCGTTCTGGCTTGCGAACACCTCACGGATGTCCGGGTTGCCTACCAGCACACGGCTCTTGCGGATTTCGTTGAGGCGGGTGCGGGGGATGCGGTCAGCCTTATACTTAAAGGCCTCCGGGTTAAAGCTCTTTGCATCAAACTTAGTGTTAGCCATTTTTATCATCCTTTCTGTTAGTCAGTAGATTTGGTTTTGTTACGCTTTGCGGCTCCTGTGGCTTTCTGAGAGCCGTTTTGAGTACCGGTGGTGTCCTCGGTTGCCTCTGTGGCTTTCGTGCCGTCAGCGGTCAAATTTGGGGCATCCTCGGTGGTTTCTGCGGTGTCTGTGTCCATCTGGGCAAGCACTTCCGCAGTGACAGCCTCCGCCAAACCATCCACATCAATGGCAGGCGGCAGGTTTTCAGCCATAAACTGCACAACGCCCTCCTGGGTGCGGGGTAGAGTGGATGCGGGCACGCCGGTCAAACGGCTTGCCAGATTTCTCAGCGCCTCCTCAAAGGACACCGTGCGCGGTGCGGTGATATTTCTCATAGCTTATTCCTCCAGTTTCGCATCGGGATTTTTTGCAAGATAGTCCGCCAACTCGGAGTAGGACATCTCGGAGAGCTTTTTGCCGCCGTCTGCTCCATCGCCGGGTTTCCATCCCTCATACTTGGCCGCCGTCCCAAACATGAAATCTGTGGCAGCGTCCTTTTTCAGAGCCTCAACCTTATTGGCAAGGGTGATGGTTTCCCCACCAACTGTTGCGGTGACTTTGCCATCCACGATTTTGGCACCCTCCAAAAATTCAGCCAGCACAGCCCTTACGGCGGTGTTGTTCTTGGACCCTGCGGCGGTGAGCTCCGCATCCACCGCAGCCATCAGCTTGACCTTGGCAAGCTCCTTGTCATAGTTGGCTTTGGCATCCTTGTTTTGCTGGGTGAGGGTTTCAATCTGTTTGGTGAGTTCCTCATTGTCACCGGCGGACTTTTTCAAGTCCTCAAGCTGCTTGTCACGGGTCTTGATGCCCTCATTGAGTTGGGTGACCTGGGTTTCCAGTTCCTTGACCTTGCCGGTCTTTTCGTTGAAGTCGGCGCGGGCAACAAAACGCTCACCCAATGCCGCACTGACTTTTGCATCCATCTCATCAGTGTAGGCATCACCCAAAATGTCTTTCATCCATTGCAGTTTCATAGTTTTGGCTCCTTTCTGCACCACTTTCCTTTTTGTCGGGCCAGTCCCCGTGTGGTGGTCACCCTGCTTTGTTCCGCCGGGTCAGCGGTATTTTGTGTATGAAAAAAGCACCGTGCATTTTCAGCACGATGCTCTAATCAATGAAATTGGTTGTCAATCCTCCGTGTCCTCTAAGTCATTGTGATACGGACATTGGAGGCACTTTTCACGCTGCTTGTCGTTCCATTCAAGTCCTTGCGGCAAAATAGAGGTCTTTGCCTCACGGTCTGCTACAAGCACGATTTCCAAGCAAGTGTTCCCGTCCACCTGTCTATCCAGAACGGGGCAATATACAGTATTCATTTTTTGAACACCTCCGCAATGGCTTTTGTAGTCGGGTCAAAGTCCTTTTCCGAAAAAGCCGTTTTTATTTTCATTGTGTCGGCATTGATGTATGCCGCGCCGTCAAGAGAGTAGCAGTTGATGCTCACGCCGTCCCAACGCTTACGCCGCACGGTGCACTTTGCTGTTTTTACATAGCTTTTTGCATCGTCCAGTGTGCAGCCGTGACGGGTGCCGTGGGCATCATTAAAAGCAAGGCTCTCAACTGCAATGCTTTCCGGCGGCACACGCACTGTGCCAATCACGCCGGTTGCCTTTACGGCTTTATAATTCGCATAGTCTGTTTTGGTAGCCTCTGGCACTCTGCCTTTATAGGAATACAAACCAGCCAACTCATCATACTTGACCTTATTGTTGTATTTCAAATTCTGAAAATCCTTGAAAGACCGTGGTGCATCGGCGCCAAGGCGCTTTTTGTAGTTCTCAAATTGCACCTTGTCGGCACTTTCATTATAACCCATGGCACGGAGCTTTTCAACCGTGCCTGCGCCGTAAAGCTCATTTTGTTTGGCACGCCACTGCTCATAGGTCATGTCTTTGGGCACCTTAAAGCGTTCCCCTGTGATGGCATCCCTCGCATAGCGTTCCCCAATGCCGTCCATATCGGCAAAATGGGGACAGGTGCAGCCACGGCACCAGGGGTGGAATGGGGGAGCCGTGAGCCCCACAGCGTACTCAGACCGCTTGAACACCTTGCCGTCCATGCTGCCGCATAATTCGCAGGTGTGGGTGTCAAGGCTTTCCACAATCTTGTATTCCTCAACATCCAGCTCTCCATAGCAGTCCTTTTGGGCAGCGCTTGAGAAATAGGCGCTTTCCGTCATCACCAGCCGGCCGGCTTTCTGCCGTGACACATCAAACTTTTTGGAAATGTTGCTGATTGCACGGTCCGGTGCCTCGCCCCGGATGACCATGCGGGTGATTTCCTGGTTGACCGTGTTGACAAGGCTTTGCTTGTTCGTCCAGCAGCGGTCACGGAAAGTCTGCCCGTCAGCCGTCCACGGTCTTGAGAGCACCTTGGAGATGACCTTTTCATCAATGGCGGCAAGGGACCAGCCAAGACCAATGCCTCTTTGCACCTCAAAGCCGGTGTGGTAGTAGCCCGCCTCATAAATCTCACGGGCGGCTTTTTCCGTTGCCGCCTCTACTTGAGCGTGCAAAACCTCTGCCTGCTGCTGAATTTGCAGCTTGAGGGCATCCAGTCTGGAGATATGTACCTTGGCACTTGCGTTTTCAAGCTGTTTTATCCATGCACCGTCAATGGCGTTTTCCTTGCCAAACTTGATGTACTCGTCCACCGTCCATTGCAGCTCTTTGAGTTCGCCGGAGGTGAGCAGCTTTTTGGCATCAGCAAGGGAAATGTCATTGTTATCTGCAAAGCGTTGATACCAAACGGCAATGCTCTTTTCAATCTCCTGCACGGCGTTGGCAAATTGGCGGTCAAGGTTTTCCACATAGGTATAGGAGTGGTCAAGCAAAGCCTCCTCCATATTTTTCATGCGTTGCGCCCAATATGCGGCGTTACTCTGTCTGGCCACCGTCCTCACCGTCCTTTACTGTGCCGGGTTGCTGAGGGTTGCGGTTTTGCTCAAAAGCGGCGCGGTAGGGGTCTGCCATAGCCTCCTCCTTTTCGTCCTTGATGCGTTTGAGTTCCTGCTCCGGGTCAGATACCCACGGGTGCATCTTGACAATGGTTTCATCGGACAGGATGCCAACGGAGGCTTTGCAGTTGTTGATGACCTCCGTTTCATTGATGAGCACATCCCGGTCAAAGATTATTTTGACCTTAGTGCCGTCATAGCTCTTTTTGCCGGTGTTGGCAAAGTGGGCGTTGACAAACCACAAAAGCTCATCCATGCTTGCAGCAAATTCCATTTCAAGGGCATTGGCATCAAGGTCAATGTCAGAGTACATGCTCTGGATATTCATTTGGTTGGGGTTGCCGTTCATTCTTTCGTCTTTGGCATCATAGCCTCTGGCGTTCTCAATGATGGCATCCTTGAGCATCTGGAGCAGTACCTTGTAGTTTTCGGCGTTCACATTGATTTCCAGCGTGTCCACGCCGCCGTCAGAGCCCTCATAAGAGCGTACCTTGATAGCGCCATAGGCGGCAAGGTTTTTGCGAAAACCGCCCAAGTCCTCACCATCATAGTTTTTGATGACCAGGATAGTGGTGTGGATGTCCTCCTCCATTTGGTTGGCAAAGTTGCTGAGGATGTTGTTGTAAGCATCCTGGAGGCACTTGACCTTGGACAAAAGCGGGATTTCATGGTGAGAGCTCTTAAAGCACACAAGCGGGATGCGTTCCCAGTTATAGCCTTTGACCTCGCCCGTTTTGGGGTCAGTCACCGTTGTGTATGGTCCGGAGTAGGCACTTGCATCTGGCTCTAATGTGCCGTCATCGTGTCGGATAAAGCAATCCACGCCTCCGCCGTGCAGCACCTCAACCTTGACCACCTCCTTGATGTGTTCGCTTTCGTCATACTCCAGCACCACATAGGCGTGCACAGCGGCATCAAGGATGGTGTGGTCTGCATCCGCCCAAAAGGCAAGCACCTCATCTGCGGGAAAGCGTTTGAAACAAAGCTCACCGCCGTTGTAATACGGATAGAGCCAGCTTTTGCCGCCGATAATCGCACCCTCACCAACATTGCGGAGGGTACGGCAAAAACGCTGCCCAAAAACGGTGCTAAGCGCCTCCGCATACTCTTTGTTGTCCGTGTCAAAGGAGAACGGGCGCCCAAAGGAGTAGTTGGTTTTCTGGTCAACCATTTTGGCGTATAGGTTATTGACCAGGCGGTTGTTAGGCAGGTGCTTGAGTTCAATAGGCTTGCCGTCCTCATCCAACGCCAACCGCCTGCGGTGTGCGGCCTCCTGGTCACCGTGGTAGTAATGCTCTCCGGCAAGCTGCTTTTTGCGTTCCGAGGAGTGCAGCCACTCTGTAATTTCAAGCTCTAAAAAACGCTTGTCTGTCATGCCCCTCCCAAAGTTGGTCGAAAGAGGGACGGAAAAATCCCTTAAATTTAGCACAACCATTTTACTGTTTTCACCTCACTATTTGAAACTGAACAACTCCGGAGCAAAGACTTTGTGCACAAAATAGCGGACATCATCCATGCTGTGGTCATTCTCTTTTATCGGTTTATCCATCAAGGCTTTTTCATCCCATCGGTACATCCCAAACTCACGGATGCAGTCCGCGCAGCAATCGCAAATAAAAATATCACCGCATTGCAGCCTGGTTGCCACATTGCGGATGCCGTCAATCACCGCATTGGAGGCTTTTTCTACACGAAAACGCCCGTGCCTGCGGATAACCTCAATAAACGATGCGGCGGAGGGGTCTACAATGACGGCGGAAATGTGCAAGCCGTCTGCCAGCTTTTCCAGTTCCGTGTAATGCTCCTCATCGGTGCGCTGCCGTCCCTCCTTGCGGCTGTCAAAGTAATACTCACGCATCCGGTACCACTTGCCGTTAGC